TGCTTGCCGGTTGGAACCTAACAGGTTTGGCTGACTGGCTTGATAAGCAGATTATGGCTGATACATCTGAGGAAATGATTTTCCTTGGACTATACGACCAAGCAGAATACAAGAAGCGCTTTCCGGGTATGGATGCTTTGCGTAAAGCAGGGCGAACAATTACCGAGGGTGAGTACATCAAGATTGAAAATCAAATGATGCAGACTGCCCGCTTCTTTGATTTGCCTAAAGGTTTCTACGATGGACCTGAAGATTTCGGCGGTCTTATTGGCAAGCAAGTATCTGCCAAGGAATATCAAGACAGATTACAAATCGGTCAAGACTTGGCTCGTACTCTTAATGCCGAAGTCAAGCAACAACTAATAGATTTCTATGGCGTAGGAGAAGGCGACTTAACTGCCTATGTACTTAATGCCGATAGAGCACTGCCATTGATTCAGAAGCAGGCTAAGGCTGCACAGTTTGTGGGCTTGGGTCGTGCTGCTGGCTTCAGTTTGCAGGGCATTACCTCTCAACAAGCAGAGGCTATCGCCGGTACAGAGCCATACGCCAAACTCAGCGAGGCTCAACTCAAGCAATCCTTGGGTCAAGCAGGCTACCTACGCCGTACACAGCAACGCTTGAGTCAGATTGAAGGCATGACTTACAACGAGCAAGAAGCACTTAGCGCCGTTATTGAGTCAAGCCCTGAAGCACTACTTGCATCACAACAAAGAGCACAGCGTGAAGTTGCACGCTTTAGCGCTCGCGGTGGTGTAACTGGTGGCTCGCTCAGAGATATAACCGCAATATAAGAATCCCCACCGTGACCGACCAGCCCACGGGGGCGTATAAGTCTGGAAGCAATAGCCGAAATAGTTTCCCCGAACTATGTCGTGGATTGCGAATACAACAACTAACAAAGGGAGATAGGTAGATGACTACCAATTACTACGATGACGAAGATGACGACACAACTACTGATGTTGTCGCTCAACTCCGCAAAGTAAATCGCTCGCTAGAAAAGCGTGCGAAGGAACTAGAACAGGAGTTGTCAGGTCTGAAATCTCAGACTCGTCAGCGTACTGTCAAGGATGTATTGCAGGCTAAGGGATTGAATCCAAAGATTGCTGCTTTCATACCACAAGATATTGATACCTCTGAGGAGGCAATCAATAACTGGGTAAATGAATATGGCGATGTCTTTGGCATCCAAGCACCAACAGAAGAAAAGCCCGCAGAAAAAAGTCCAGAAGTTAAGGCTCAAGCAAGAATCAACAACATGGTCGCCACTGGCACTGCGCCAGATATTGACGAAGATGCTTTTGCAAAGATTGCTAACGCCAAATCTAAAGAGGACTTAGACATACTCCTTGGTTTGAATTAAACCCCCATCAACCAATCACCACAGGAGGTGAACCCACATGGCATTTACAGACACATCGGCAATTAGTGGTCTAGTCCAGACCGCTTATGACCGTTATGTTGAATTTGCCCTCCGCTCTCAGCCGATGATTCGTGCTGTTGCGGATAAGAAGCCTGTACAACAGGCTATGCCAGGCTCATCCGTTGTATTCTCACTTTACAACGATTTGTCGGCTGCTACTTCAACGCTCGGAGAAACAACTGACCCAGATGCAGTTGCACTAAGTAATGTTGATACCGTATCTGTAACTCTTGCAGAGTACGGCAACGCTGCCCTTGTAACACGCAAACTACAGTTGTTCTCACTATCTGATGTTGACCCTGCTGTTGCAGACATCATCGCTTACAACTTGGCTGACTCTCTTGATGTTGTGGCACAAACCACCCTTCGTCAAGGAACCAATGTTATCTACGGCGGAACTCGCACAACTACTGCAACTGTCACAGCATCAGATACAATTGATTCTGCTGACATCCGCAAGGTTGTTGCTAAACTCCGCTCCAACAAGGCTGTTCCTCGTTCAGGAAGCCTATATTGGACAGGTATTCACCCAGAGGTATCACACGACCTCCGTGCCGAAACTGGCTCGGTAGGATGGCGTGACACCCACCAGCACACTGATGCTTCTCTTGGCAACCTGTTCGCAGGAACCATTGGAACATACGAGGGTGCTTTCTTTGTAGAAAACTCACGCATGTTCTCTGCCAAGGATGGCGCAGACCAGACTGCTCTCGCTACAACCACAGTAACCGTTGCAGGTACATCAGCAGGCTTCACCTTTGGTGTTGCTTCTTCTGCTGTTATCGCAACTCGTGCAGAGGTTGGCGACAAGATTGCTGGCACTGGTATTGCATCTACTGCAAAAATTACTGCAATCAGCACATCTGGCTCAACAACTACATTCACTGTAGATGTAGCCAATACTGCTGCAGTTACTGCAACTACTGTTGTAACTGTAACCCCTGTAACACGCGTATTCAGAACAATTCTTTGCGGTAAGCAAGCATTGGCTGAAGCCGTAGCACAGGAGCCAAGTGTTGTTATCGGTCCAGTTACCGATAAGTTAATGCGTTTCCGCCCAATCGGTTGGTACGGTGTCCTTGGATGGAACCGTTACCGCGAGGAAGCGCTATATCGCATTGAAACTGGTTCTTCAATCGCTGCTCTCTAGTTGATTGACTCTGAGGGGTAGACATATTTGAAAAGTCTGCCCCTTTGGGGTGAGTTCATTAGGAGGACTTATGTCAATGTATTACTTCACTACGCCTACCGTAGATGAAACCCCCGCAGGGGACCATATCCTCTTTGCTCGTATTGAACTACCGCGTGGCATATCTGTCTTGCGTTTAAACGGAGTGTATAGTTCTTTTAGGTATCCAAGCCAGATTCAGACGAATCAGGCGGAGGAGTATTACTTAGGTGGTACAAGAACTCTTATTAATCAACAGACTGCTGATGCCCTTACAGCACAGGGCTACGGAGCATACATAACACCAGCATGAGCCTACATAGACAACAGACCCACCCTGAGTTTGTAGAAGGTTGCTTTGGTTGCAAGATTGGAACTCTTGTAATAAATGCAGGAGAAGCAAACTCTAACCTAAGCGTATCTGCAAAGAAATGGGATAAAGAACTACAGGCATATAGGGATGCTCGTGCTCAAGGTATTCAACCTGATGGAACGAGTATGAAGAAGATTCAACAGGCTGTAAAGATTTCAAACGAAACAGGCAAGGCATACGGAGCATAGGAGGAATCATGGCTGCTCGCAAACCACGAAAGAAACAAGTAAAGCGCGTGCGTACAGTCAAGGATGAGTCATATACAGAACTTGAAATGTACTGCATCTGGCTTAACGAGTACTACAATTCTTTGCTCAAATCAGGTTTTAAGTCTGAACTAGCCCTGTCATTTGTTATGGATAAAGGTTCTTATCCAAGTTGGGTGAACTACCGTTCCCCTTCTGAGGATGAGATTAAGCGGATGCTGGATGAGGATGATGATGACTAGCACCATTATTCCAGAGCCGTTGTGGGGACTGCCCTCTCCCACCATTGAAGATGAGGACATCTACGAAGAAGATGAGGAATAACCATGCCAATGGTAAACGGAAAAGAATACTCTTACTCAAAAAAGGGTATGGCTGCAGCAAAGAAAGCAGCAAAGAAGTCTGGTAAGAAAATGGTAATGAAGAAGGCTGCAAAGAAGCGTGGCAAGTAAAAAAGACCCACGGATTAAAAGGGCTGGCGTAGCAGGTTTTAACAAGCCCAAGCGTACGCCAAGCCATCCAACTAAGTCACATATTGTGGTTGCCAAAGAAGGCAGTCAAGTTAAGACCATTCGTTTTGGTCAGCAAGGTGTTAGTGGCGATAAAAAGTCTACGCCTAGACAAAAATCATTTAAAGCACGCCATGCTAAGAACATAGCCAAAGGCAAAATGAGCGCTGCTTATTGGGCAGATAGGGTGAAATGGTGAAAGGTAAAGCATTTTGGGACAAGAAGAATCCAAAGCGTACATCTACAAAACTGACTTCTGCACAGAAGGCTGCAGCCAAGGCTCGTGCAAAGGCTGCGGGTCGGAAGTATCCGAATCTTGTGGACAACGCTGCTGTGGCACGGATGAAAAAGAAAAAGGATAAGTAATGGCAACA